GAAGGAGTTGCGATGCCCATCGACAAGGAAGCCATCGCCGAGGTCGACGACGACATCCTGCTGGCCGACGGGCTGGAGGACGGCTACATCGGCCTGACCGTGAACACGCACCGCCCGGCCGTGGCGGTCTACGACATCGAGAAGTGCATCGCTGCCCTCATGCGGCGCGACGGGATGACCTATGAAGACGCCGACGAGTTCCTTGAGTTCAACACCGTCTGCTGCTTCGTCGGCGAGCGCACCCCCATCTTCATCCGACCCATCGGCGTCGTTGAAGGAGGAGAACCGCAGGCTCCGCAAGGAGATCGAGAGGCTGCGGGAGATGTTGATCAGGGCGGGGTGGCCCGTGGACTGATCCGGGTGGAGGACGAGTGATGCGACAGTGGCTGATGAACCTGCTCGGGGCCCAGCATGAGATCGACTTCCTGCGGGAGGCCCTGCAACAGGCCAACATCGAATCGGACCGGCTGAAGTCCGAGGCCCTCAACATGCGGCGGCTGATCGGCGCCCTGCGAGACGTCAACGCCGACCTCAACAAGAGGCAGTTGGAGGAGGAGCCGTGACCGATTTTGACCCATTCGTCGCGATCTGCGTCTTCGCGACGTACGTGCTGATCGACATCCTCTACGCCGCCTACATCCTTGAGGTCGGCCGCCGCCGGGCGTTCCGGGCCGCGGCGCTCTCCTCCGTGATCTACGGGCTGCTGGCGTACGGCATCCTGACGTACTCGCACAACCCCCTGTACATCGTGCCGCTCGTGCTCGGCGCGTTCCTTGGCACCTACATCACGGTGAGGTGGAACCATGACTGACGACATCGTTTATCGCCTGCGCAAGTGGACGGTCTCGGTCAACGCAGTCCCGTGCGGAGACCTCATGGACGAGGCGGCGGACGAGATCGAGAGGATGCGCCTCGAAGCCACCATCCGAGACGAGCCGAGGGCCTGCCCGCCGGGAGGGCGCGATCCTGTGCAGCAGTCCGTCCTCGATGCGCTGGACCTCGCGCAGTCGCTCTTGTTTGACATCTCCGTGTCGGTCAATGCGAACGGGATAGGCAAGAAGAGAGACCTGATCGCCTGCGTTCGCGCCGCCACCTTCTGCTCCGACGATGCGAGGAAGACCCTCCACGCTGCCGCTGACGCCCTCTGGCGGGAACGTCTTCGCCAGCGACAGATCGCTGCGACGTGTCGCCCAAACGGCGAAACTGCGACAGATCAGACGGCCGCCCCTGCCCCTGCCGAAAGCCTCGGTGCCACCGAGGTCGCTGATGTAGGCGGGGCGGGGGCGTGCCCATACGTCGTCGGCCGCACGACGCAGTACTGCTCCCTGACGCCGTTCACCCTCACCGACGAGGAGCGGGAAGCAATCAAGCAGGCGATCCACATAGTTGACTGGCAGCAGGCGTACTTCTCGCACGCGGGTCTTGGTCAGCCGCTGCCGTCAGCCACGCTCCGCTCCCTGCTGGAGCGAACCAAGTGATCAGCGTCTTTCTCGTGACCAACGGCGGCAGCGGCGAGGACGGTGACGAGTGGCACCTCAAGTCCATTCACGCCACAAGGCAGGGCGCGGAGGCCGACGCTGCCGACGCGAATAAGCAATGTGGGTTCAACGAGTGGGAGGCGGAGGAGTGGGCCGTGCAGGGCAGCCCGCTCACCGACGATGAGCGAGACGTCCTTGGCCGAGTAGCGAACGACGCCTCCTATCGGGCGATGGGATGGACGGAGAAAGTGGTTCGCGGGCTGCTGGAGCGATGCACGCCAGACCACACGGGAGAGCCCCGCCGATGACTGACATCCTCGAACGTCTCGCCGACTGGGTCTACACTCCGCGGCTGTACGCCACCGCCGAGGACGCCCGCACGGAGATCGCCGACCTACGGCACGAGGTCGAGCGCCTTCGCCTTGGGCACAGGTACGAGCGGGCCCGGGCGGATCACATCACAGGGGAGGCCGACGAGTGGCGCAGCATCGCCGACGGGGTGCGGGCGGAGTTGTACGCCCTCAACGCCAAGTATCGTCTGGCCCTCGAAGAGATCGAGGCCCTGAAGGCTAGTAGTCCCCGCGCACCTCGCGGAGGCTGCGGAAAGCGTTGTCGTTCTTCCGCCCCTGCTCGGCAATCTCCTGCTGCGCCTTCGCCTGCTGACTTGGGCTGATCTCCGGCGCAGTAAGGGCGTGCTCGACCATCTTGCCCCACGTCGGCTTGCTTGCGACTTCGGCGAACGGGTACGAGAGGGCGCCGACTGCGTAGTTGGTCGGGCTCGACGCCTCCTCCACTCCTTCTCCCGCGACTGCTTTCGGCACCTCCTTGAGCAGCCCGCCGAGGACTCCCCTGTACCCGGCCTGCATGCCGCCCTTCACTGCTGCGTAGGCGCCGCGGCCTACCCCGATCGCGGGCGTGGTCGGGTCGGCGAACTCGTGCAGCATGTCGTACAGCCACCCCGCCGTGGGCGAGTACCCGATCCCCTTGGACGCGCCGTACGCATGGACGTCGGGGGCCTGCGCCGAGTCGGCGAAGTGCTTCACGTTGTCGATGGACGCCTGACGGAGTTCGGGGTCCTTCACTCCGCGGGGCACCAGCGGGCTGGCCCTGTTGGTGGCCGTGTGCCCCCAGCCCTGCACGCCCGCGTTCGCCAACTCCCCGGGGAAGTTCTTCAGCCACTTCCCCGCGACGTTGATGGCCTGCCCCGGGAGGCTCTCTGCTCCCGGGAGAATGTCCGGCTCGTCCCGTCGCACCGCCCGGCGGCTCGCTTCGGGCCACGTCACGAACGGAGTGATCGCATTCCCAACCACCCCGTCGCCGTTGTTGGTCCAAGAGTTGGCGAGGGTCTCGGGCTCGCCGACGACTTGGTTCTGCGGGTACGGTGACCCGAAGAAGTTCGAGTGCTTGGTCGGCATGCTCGCCGCCTGCTCGAAGTTGTGCCCTGCCTCCGCGAGGCGGTAGTCGGAGGCAAACTTCTGCTGCTCCGCGGACGGCTCGACGCCGTACCAAGGGGGGCTCCAAGGCCGATCGGGAACTACCGAGCCATCCTCGGCAGTTCGGTAGTTGGCCTTCTCCAGATCACGGGCCGTCGCCACCGGCTTGCGGCCGACGACCGCGTTCAGAAGGTTGCTGTCCCGCAGCACTCCGTAGAGCCGCTGGTCTCCCTCGCCGAGTAGGTAGTCGGGCAGCACGGAGTTGCCGCCCGCGGCTGCGCGCTCGTCTGCGGTGATGCCCGGCGAGTGGCCCTGCGATGCCGCCACCATCGCATCGTCGAGGGCCTCAACGAGGTAGCCCCGCATCGGATGGTCCGGCTCGCCGAGCAGGATGGACGCGATCTGGTCGGGGCCGAGGTCGGGCTCGTCGGGCAGGTATCGCCCTACGACATCGGTCAGGTGCTTGCGGGTCAGGGCGAGCCCGCTGTCGACGTGTGCTTGGTTCGGATTTCCCATGAACTCCTTATGTCTCACTCGCTGCGGTCGTCGCCATAAACAAGGCGCCCCAATCGAGCAGGAGGCAACCATGCGGCACGCAATCGTCGTGCTGGTCGCTCTGGCACTCTGCCAAGCAGCGACCGCAGAGAACAGGCTGATCAGGACCGAGTGCAACGGCGGCGTGTGCCGTCGAGTCACCGTCGGCAGTGCGTGGGAGTACAAGGTCGTCGACCTGACCAACGCCATCCGGAGACGTCACGGGCTGCGTCCGCTGAAGGTCACCGAGAAGGCGATGAAGTTCGCCCGCGGCTGGAGCGGCACGCAGGCCAGACAGCGGCGCATGTACCACAGCGGCGCCGCCGGGTGGGGCGAGAACGTCATCTGGAACTACAAGTCGCCCGAGGCCATGGTCGAGGCGTGGTATGCCTCGCCCGGGCACCGCCGCAACATGCTGAACCCGAACTACAGCGAGATCGGCGTCGGCGTGGTGATGACGAACGACGGTCAGCCGTACGGCACGCAGGTCTTCAAGTAACCCCGAGCGAGGAGCAGCATGAGCGACGAAGAGGTCATGTCGGACGGTCCGGTCGAGGATGAAAACCTGCCGGAGATCGAGAACGAGGCCCCCGAGCAGGAGGCCCCCGAGGTCGATCCCGAGCCGCAAGCCGACGAGGGGCCGCCGGAGCAGAGCATCTTCTCGGCCTTCCGATCGCTGCCCGACTTCCAAGGCGTCGAGGACGACCGGGAGATCGCCGTTCGCCTCTATCAGGCGATGGAGCGCGAGAAGCAGGCGAGCCATGCGCTGGCCCAGTACCAGCAACTCCTGCCTCACACCCGGCAGTACCTCGAAGACCGCCCCGAGTACGAGAAGTGGCTGGCGTCCCGCAGCCAGCCGCAGCCCCAGCAGGCCCCGCCGCAGCAGGCTCCCAAGCAGGAGTCGTGGTGGAACCCGCCGCAACTCCGTGACGCCTACAAGCGGTACATCGTCAAGGACGAGAACGGCCGCGATGCCATCTCGCCGCACGCGCCGATCGATGCCCGGCATGCGATCTCCGAGTACTTCCAGTACCGGCAGGACTTCGCCGAGAAGTTCCTGACCAACCCGGAGGAGGCGCTGTCCCCCATGGTCGCGCGCCTCGCGCAGCAGCAGGCGCAGGAGATCGTGCAGTCTCGTTTCGATGAGATGCAGCGGCATCAGTTCGTCTCCACGCTCGAACAGTCGAACCGCGACTGGCTGTACGACCAGAGCGGGAATGTCTCACCGGAGGGCGAGGCAGCCAGAAACTACATCGAGCAGGCGAAGGCCATGGGCATCTCCTCACCGGAGGCCCGATGGAACTACGCCCTACAGATGGTTGAGCGCGACCTTCTGTATCAGGCTCGTGACGCGCAGGCGAGACAGTCACAGCAGCAGGCATTCCAGAGCGCCCTCCCGCAGACCACTCGGCAAGCGGCACCGTCGCCCACCCCGAGGCAGTCTCACGCGGAGGCCAACATGGAGTACCTGCGACGTGCCGCGTCTCGGACCGCCAATCGGGCGGGGGCAACAACGAACAGTCCCGCGGCAGCGCGCCTCGGGACATCGTTCGAGGAACGACTGCGACTGACACTCGAAGGCGACGGGCTGATCTAGCCCCCAACACAAGGACGCACGCATGGCATCGGCCACTGATTGGGCACGCGCGATCGGGACGACGATCACCAACTACCTCCGCGAGGAGGAGATCGCCGTCCTTCGCAAGTTCCGCGTGTTCGCCGCGCTCGAAGGCTCGGGCAACGTGCTGACCAATCAGTCAGGCAGGGGCTTCTCGTGGGAGGTGAGATTCCGCAACCAGCCGGTGAGCGGAAACGACGGCACGACGGCTCGGACCTTCGCGCGCCAGAACCTCTGGAAGACCGCGAAACTCGATTGGCGCGGCTATCAGGTCACCGACGCGATCTACCGTCGGGAGATGCTGGAGAACCGCGGCCAGCAGGCGCTCATCAACGTCGCCGGGAAGATGGCCTCGCGTCTTCAGGAGTCGATGGAGCAGCACCTCGCGCGTGAGGTGTACGTCAACGGGGACGCCGTCGGGAACGAGTTGCGGTTCAACGGCCTCGACTCCATGTTCCAGTACGAAGGCACGGTGAACGTCGACACCGGCGCGCAGGAGAAGACTGCCCGCCCCGAGGACCCGTTCTGCTGGGCGAAGGACACCTACGCCACGCTCTCCACCGAACTCGGCGCCGAAGCCGGTTCGCAGTTGGAGAAGGGATCGTGGCCGAACGTCGCGTGCGACCCTGAGTATGACTACTACTCCCCGATCATCGTCAACTACACGTCCTCGTTCTTCAAGGGCGAGACCCCGACGTGGAAGGACCAGTGCGTCGAGGCCGTCCGCGAGGGCGTCCACCAGTCGAAGCGCAACGACACGAAGGAGTCGGCCATCGACCTCGTGATGCTCGACCGGCGCATGTTCATCGACTACATGAACCGGCTCGACTCGAAGGAGCGCACGATCGTCACGCGGACGAACGGCCTGAAGTCCTACGGCTTCTCGGACGTGTTCGAGCAGGACGGCGTCGAGATCAGCACGGAGTACGCGGTGCCCACGGGCTGCGGCTACGGCCTGTCGATCGCCAACATGTACCTCCACTGCATGGAGGGACAGTTGATCACGGCGGAGGGACCGTACTACTCGGAATCGAACCAGTCGTACCGCTACGTGGCGTCCGTCCTCGCCAACATGCGCTTCGTCTCGCCGCGCAACTTCTTCAAGTTGGTCGCGGCTGCCTGACCCCCCACTCTCCCAAGGAAAGGTTCGCCTCATGTCCTACACGTTCGATCCCGGCTTCGGTCGCGGCCATGTCCTCGGTGCTCGGTGGAATCACCCCATCGAGAAGACCGACCCGACCGTCACGGGTGCCTCCGTCGTGCTGACCACGAAGGAGTTCACCGACGTCCACGCGAAGACGGGCGCCGTCCTGTCGCCCGAGATCGTGACCTGCCTCGCCGTCCGCAACCCCGACGCCCCGGGCACGACCCCGTGGGCGCCCGGCGCGGCCAAGACGGTGGCGGGCTACAAGGGCGTGGTCGACGAGTACCTGCCGAAGGTGACCGGCACCGGCGCGGACGCCCTCGGCGGCTGCGAGCCCGGCGAGGTCTGCTGGCTCGTGATTCAGGGTCCGTACACGGACCCGGCCACGAACAAGCGGCAGCGGATCAACGTCGTCAACGGCACCGCGGTGCCCGTCACGCGACTCCTCGCCGACGGCACCGAGGAAGAGGTCGAGGTGGTCGTCGACCCGACCGCCGACACCGACGCGACCCCGACGACCCCGACGATCCCCTGACCCAAGGTGACCCCCATGAAGCGATTCCTGATCGGCGCCCTGCTGCTGGCCTTCGCCCCGATGGCGTTCGCTGGTGACACGGTCGACCACACCGACGCCCGCGACCGCCTTGAACTGGGCCACCAGATCAAGCAGTCGAAGCAGGAGATGCGTCGGGAGCGGCGGGCCGCGCGGTCCCGGTTCTACGCCTCCAAGTACGAGGAGCGCGCCAAGGCTCTCCGCACCGAGGACCGTGCGCTGGAGAAGGCCAACAAGGACACCCCGACGGAAAAGTGATCTCGGTCGGGCCCGGGCCTGACTGACCTCGCGGGCGGCGGGATGGCAGGAGGCCGCCCCGTCGCCCGTTCTCATAGGTGAGCCGCATGCTTCAGTACGGACCCGTCAACGAGTTGAGCAGCCGGGGCGAGGTTTCCTCAAGCGGCTCTCGCTCCGTCAACTACGACCACTCCGGTCAGGACGCCGCCTACAAGGTCGGCGACGAAGCGGCCTCCCTACAGGCATCGCAGTTGTCCAACCTTCACCGAGGGGACATCGAGGGCTCGCTCGCGACCGGCAGGCGCATCGCCGAACTCAAGGACTACCTCGACGGCTTCGCCGCGACCGGCGGCCAAGGCGGCCTCTACAAAGGCAAGATGGTCCTCCCGGGCACCCGCATCGACAGCGAGAGCAGTTCGTCCAGCGGCAGCGTCTCTCGCGGCGGAGTCGCCTCGTACCACGACCCGAACAAGAAGGAGCAGGCATAGCCATGGCCGACACCTACGAGTCCGACTGGGACGAGTCGTACGACGACTACTACGCCCGCCAGCAGCAGGCGCAGGAGCGGCAGGCGTACGAGGCGGCCATGCACGCCCGCGGCGCCAATACCGACACCCGCGGCACCGGGCAGATGCTCTCGGCCAGCCAGATGATGACCGGCATGTACGGCCCCAACCGCGAGGCAGAGAAGTACGCCGCCCGAGAGGCGTGGGAGGCGCAGCAGGCCGCCAGCCGCCGAGCGTACGACGACACCCGTCGCCAGCAGCAGTTCGAGAAGAGGGCCATCCAAGAGGAGGCTGCCCGCCGGAAGTTCGACTCCGGCACGCAGCGCCAACTCGGGATGTACGCCGAGGACACGAAGCGGGAGCACTCGAAGAACGTCACGGGTGCGATGAACAACGCGACCAACTCGATGGCCTCCGTGATGGGCAATCTGGCTGGTGGCGCACAGAACACGCCCGGCATGAACCTGTACGGGGCGGGCGGCCAGCGGATCGGGGGCGGGGGATTCAGCCCGGGCAAGAGCCCGCTGTCGGGCCTGCTCGGGTAGGACAAGTCCGGCGCTCGCCGGACGCTCGGGGCCCGGTCGGGAGGACGCTCCCGATCGGGTTTCCATCGCGAGGAGGTGCCCTGTGGGGCCCGGCGAGAAGTGCTGCGTCGAGTGCGGTGACGTTCGTCCTGACGACGACGTCATGTTCCCGGTGTACCGCAAGCAGAGGACGATGTGCCTCGCCTGCGTTGCCAAGAAGCGCAAGGTCGCCCGGGAGCAGAGGAACGAGACCCGCGCCCGCAAGATGGCGCGGATCGAGGGGAAGGCCGTCGACACCCTCATCGCCTCGGCCCGGTCCGGCGGCGCCACGGTGCCTCACTCGGCGGAGTTGCTTGAGCAGTTGATGGACTACTTCGGTGGCGTGGCTGGGTTCTCCAGCATGCTGCTGAAGCAGTACTTCGACGCGAAGCCCGGCAGCGCAGCCCGCACCAAACTGCTTGAGATGGTGACCCGCCTCGTGACGACCAATGCCGAGCAGGGCGGATCGAAGAAGCCCCTCACGTTCTGGACCGAGGACGAGTTGAACTCCGAGATCGAGCAACGACTGATCGACGCCGCGGCCTCGATCAGCCTCCCGGCGCCCGCTGCCCCCGTACTGGAGGTGGTCGATGCAACCGCTACCGAAGCCGCCGGGTAAGCCGTCCAAGTTCGCGCAGGATCGCCTGCGGGAACTACAGGCCGAGATCAACGAGCGGCGGATCGAGGCGCTGAAACTCTACACGCCCTCGCCGATGCAGGACGAGTTCCACAAATGCCGCGCCAGCGAAGCGCTCGTGATCGGGGGGAATCGGTCCGGAAAGTCACTCTGCACGTTCGTCGAGGACGCTCGCGCCGCCACGGGACAGGACCCCTACGGCAAGTACCCCGAGAAGGACGGGCTGCTGGTGATCATCGGCCGGAACTGGACCCACATCGGGCTCGTGGCAGTGCCCTACCTCCTGAAGGCCGGGGCGTTCAAGATCATCCGCGACGAGCAGACCAACAAGTGGAGGGCCTTCAACCCGACCACGGATGAGGCCCGCAAGCACCTCGCGAAGCCCGCGCCGCCGCTGATCCCGCCGCGGATGATCAAGACCATCTCGTGGGTGCTGAAGTCCAGCAACTACTGCAACAGCATCGAACTCCACAACGGCTGGAAGATCCAGTTCTTCAGTGCCGAGGGAGAACCTGCCCAAGGCTACGCGGCCTCACTGATCCACATCGACGAGGACGTCGGGAACGACAACATCCTCCCCGAGGCGCAGGCCCGGCTCGCCGACAAGAAGGGGCGGCTGGTCTGGTCGGCCATGCCCCACTCGAAGTCGGAGTCGCTGCTGTCCCTATCCGAGCGCGCCGACCGCGCGGAGGAGGCAGGCACCGCCGAGACCACCATCAAGAAGTTCACGCTGCGCTTTCTCGATAACGCTTGGATCGACTCGACCGAGAAGTCCAAGATGCTGGAGCGGTGGGCGGCGCAGGGCGAGGACGTGCTCCGGATGCGCGCCGAGGGCGAGTTCATCACGGACTCCGTCCTCGTCTACCCCAACTTCGCCATGTCGGTCCACGGGTTCCTGCGTGAGGACCTGCCGGACTCGCAGGTTCCCGCGGACTGGACCCGCTACGTCGCCATCGACCCGGGGCACTCAGTGACCGCCGCCCTGTTCGCGGCCGTCCCGCCAGACAACTCGATGATGCTGATCTACGACGAACTGTACATCCGGCAGTGCTCTGCCGCGATCTTCGGCGCCAAGTTCGCCGAGAAGGCGCAGGGCCAGACCTTCTACCAGTGGATCATCGACATGCACGGCGGCCGGATCACGGACATCGGCTCCGGCCGGGCCGTGGTCGAGCAGTACATGGAGCAGATGCGCCTGTTCAAACTGCGCTCCCTGACGACGGGGGCGGGGTTCTTGGCGGGCTGCGATGACATTCAGGCCCGGACCTCCGCGGTCCGCACGGCGCTCCACATCCGGCCAGACGGCAAGCCGCGCCTCCGAGTGCTGCGCGGGGCCTGCCCGAACCTTGAGCGGGAACTGCGGCGCTACCGGAAGAAGACCCACTTCATCAACGGGCTGTCCGTGGTGAGCGACGAGCCGAACACCCGCGGCGAGGTGCATGCATGCCAGTGCATGGAGTACTTGGCAGCGACGGAGCCGAAGTACCGATCGCCTCCGAAAAAGGACGAGTCTGATACGACCCCCGAGTGGATAATCAACTACATCGCGCGCAAGACCAAGAACCGGGCGGGTGCGTGCGTCTATTTGGGCCCGGAGTCCGACGCCAAGGCGTCAAGCGAGGAGGCGACGAATGTCGAGCAGTACGAGTGGGTCTGACTTCCCGACGCAGACGGTGGAACTCGGGGACATGGTGCTGTTCTACAGCAACGTCCTGAACCAGAAGGACCCGGTGATCGGCTGGGTCTCCCGTCGCCCGGGCGTGAACACGGTGTTCATCCTGACCTTCTCTCCCGACGAGGGGTTCGTCGAGAAGCCGTCGGTGCGTCACGCGGACGATCCGGGTCTCGTGGACAACTCCGCGTGGCGGCAGTGGGGCTGCTGGCGCTTCCACCCGGCAACGGAGACGCTGAAGAAACTGCGGACCATGATGCCGCAGGTCGTCTCCGTGCTGGCCCGGAACCAGCAGAGCAGCAAGAAGGCCGAGTGACGCCATAACGAGGGTGGAGGCCACGGATGGCGGAAGACGATCTCAAGGAGGACAGGGGCGACGGGGAGGACCTCAAGCAGGCTCCCCTGAACCCTGCCTCGCCACTGAAGCCGATCGCGCAGGCGTGGCTGAAGAAAATCTCGTCTGCGAAGAAGGCCAAGTCCGCCTTCGACTCCGACGCCCGCGAGGCGATGCACTTCTTCGACGGCGGTCCCCGGTGGTTCTTTGAGAACAGCAACCGCGGCCTCACCCTCATGTCGCGCCCCACCCCGGCGCCCGCGTTTCGCCTCACCGTGAACCGCGTGTGGGAGGTCGTGAAACTCATCGGCGCGGTCATCTACAACCGCAACCCGGTCCGCACGGTGACCCCGCGGAAGTTCCCGGTGATCCCGCCGCAGATGGTGGGCGTCGACCCGGAGGCGTACCAAGTCGACCCGATGACCGGGCAGCCGATGCCGGACCCACGGGTCATGCAGTTCATCGAGGCTTCGCAGGCGATCGACGCAGCGGACCAGACGAAGCGCATGGTCGCCGAGTTGATGCAGGCGTACCTGAACTGGACGCCCATCGAGAACAACCTGATCTCCCATGGGCGTCAGGTGGTGGACGAGGCCCTCATCAAGGGCGGCGGCGTGCTGTGGACCGAGGCCGTCGAGCAGCAGAACATTCCGCCCGCCGAGCCGACCCTCGTCATCGGATCGTTCTTCGACTCGGTCGACAACCTGCTTCTGGACCCGGACGCGCAGGTGATCGAGGAGATCACATGGTGCGCCAAGAAGTGCGTGCTCCCGATCGATCAGGCGGCCCGCATGTTCGGCCTCCAGCGAGCGGACCTCAAGGCGAACTTGGAGTCGTACGACTCGACGTCCCGACACACCGACGAAAAGACGGGCGACTCCCGGTCGGGCAAGAAGCGCACCGGGAAGACGAACGACCTCGTGACCTTCTACAAGGTCTGGAGCAAGTGCGGCTTCGGCGACCGCCTCAAGGACGCCAAGAAGAGCGACCGCGGCGTGTTCGATCCGCTGGGCGACAACTGCTACATCGTGGTCGCAGAGGGCGTGGACTACCCGCTCAACGTCCCGCCATCCGCTCTGGATGAGGAACTGGACGAGGAGGGCATGCCGCAGTCCCTGCGCATCCGGACCTCGTGGCCCATTCCGCTGTGGGCTGACAACGGCGGCTGGCCGTTCGAGATGTTCGCGCCCCACCGCAAGCCGAACGCGCTCTGGCCCGTGAGCCACATCCGCCCGGGGATCGGGGAACTTCGATTCCTGAACTGGGGAATGTCCTTCCTGATGACTCGCATCGCCACGTCGTGCGAGACGATCATCGGCGTGTCGAAGGCGGCGGACTCGGACATCAAGGACCAACTCCTCGCCCCGTCGGAGAACGGCTTCAAACTGCTGGAGATCAGCGAGTCGCTCGGACGATCGGTCAGCGACATCGTATCGGTCTTCGCCGTCCCCGGCGTGACGCGGGACATGTGGGACATTTTGGCCGCCGTGGCGGAGCAGTTCGACAAACGAGTCGGTCTCACCGAACTCGTGTACGGCTCCACGCGGAACCAGATGCGCTCGGCCAGTGAGGCGCAGGTCAAGCAGGACAACCTGTCGATCCGGCCCGACGACATGGCCCAAAACTTCGAGGACTTCATGTCCCGGGTCGCCCGCAAGGAAGCGATGGCCGCCCGATGGCTGCTGCGCCCGCAGGACGTGTCCCCGGTGCTCGGTCCGCTCGGCGCCGAGGCGTGGGCCATGCACGTCACGCCCAAGGATGGGATGAACTTCTCGTCCATCACGCGCGAGTACGAGTACACCATCGCGAGCGGCTCGGCCCGTCGCCTCAACAAGCAGGCGGAGATGGACCGCATGGCGATGGCGTTCCAGACCCTTGGCCCGTTGCTCCAGCCGCTGGTGGGCGCCGGGGTCGTCGGTCCGATGAACGCACTGATCGACGCTTGGGCCAAGGCCAACGACCTCGACGCCACCCCCTTCCTGATCCCGCCTCCCCCGCCGCCTCCGCCAGTTCCCGGCCCCCCTCCACCGGATGGCGTTGAAGGCGGCGGGGAGGCCCCGACCAACCCCGAGGAACCCCCGAATGGACCTCCCGTTTGAGATCGCGTCCGCTTCGCCCGAGGCGCAACAGCACTACCGGAAGATGATCGCCGACGGCCAGACGCCGCGGTTCGCCGAGATGTGCGCGCTCCAGATCGCGCCGGGCATCCACGGCACGGACGACTCGTTCATGCAGGGCCGCAAGAACGCCGAGTGGCTCGACAAGATTCCCAAGCGGCAGGCCCAGTGGATGCTGCGGGAGGCCAAGAAGGCTGGCATCTCGACCGAGGGCC